CCGGAAGATCTCCGGAAAACGTCCGGAAACCGTCCGGAAGAACGCCGGACGCCGGCCTCCCCCTCTTCCCCCCCTATAACCCCCCTATCTCCCCCTGATGTCTTTTCCCAGTCTGCTGACGCAGACTGTGTCGCCTCCGGCGACACGGCCAACGGCCGCATGGTCGAAGTATCGCGACGAAACGGTTCGGAATCGGACGAAGACCCGACCGTGCGTTCGAAGGCCGTCCAGATCTACCGGCACTTCTTCGGCCGCTACCCGACTCGCGACAAGCGGCGCATCATCGCCGACGCCGTGCCGAACGAACAGCTCTCGGCCTGGCGGGAGACGCTCGAGGAGTGGAAGAGCGAAGGCTGGTCGGCCACGAACGTCGAGGGCATGATCGACCGGTTCAAGCGAAGATTGGAGGCCGAGACGGTCGAGCTGCATGATCGTGCCGGAATCGCATCGGTCAAGCCTTCTCGGCCCCCGATTCCGTACCACGAAGCCTTCGGGCTCTGGGAAAAGCGTGGCCAGCCCGGCGGCAAGTTTCCGCCAGACGGCTGGACCATGGTCACCGGACCTGACGGCAAAGCCTGGTTCATCGTGCCATGAAGCGCCTTGCCGACATAAAGCCCGTCGGCCGCCGCTGGACCGAGACGCCGACCGACCGGCGGCTGAAGGCCGTGCAGGCGGCGCTTAAAAGCGGGCTGCTCCGCGTAGGCGACTACTACAGCGCGCGCTTTGCGCAGCGCCTGTGCGACCGCTTCCACCTGCTCGGCCCTGATTACGACGATCTCTGGTTTGAGCCTGTTGAAGGCGTGCCGGTCGGCATCGTGCGTCTTGCGCCGCACGAGCAGCCGCCGGCGACCAGAACCATGCTGGCCTTCCGGCTCTACAACGAGTCGGAATACCGTCGCACCTGGGGCCACCCGCCATACGGCGCGCCGCCTGAACCGCAATAGACCGGTTCAATTCAGGCAACCGGCCGGCGGCTTGCATCTCTTATCAGAGAGAAGGCTTCCGGCCGTTGGAAACGAAATAGGCGGCCTAAATCGTAGGTGTACGATTAAATCCTACCACTTGCGCACAACTTCACAAGAACGCCGCCAGGAAGCCCCGGATTTCAATCCGGGGAGGAACGGCGGCTCCCCTCCTTGGTATAATGGTTAATAGCAGGTGAGTCCGGCAGACAAGTCCTGCCGCCTTGTGGCAGTGGACTGCTGCAGGGCGCGGCCGCTGTCAACCGGCCCAATGCACCTCCGTCCCACCCCGCCAAGGGTGGCGGGCTGCCGGCCCGAAAACTGGAAGGGCAAGCTCCGGACTTCAGTCCGGGGTAGTTGACTATGCCTTATATTTAGCAAAAAACGCGGAGGGCATATGAGCACATCGCCGTTTGACCTGCTACCGCCTCTCTCTGAAGAAGACTACGAGGCGCTGAAGGCCGACATTGCTGCGCGCGGCGTGCAGGTGCCGGTCGAGTACGACGAGCACGGCACCATCATCGACGGCCACCACCGCGTCCGCGCCTGCCAGGAGCTCGGCATCAAGGACTGGCCGCGCATCGTGCGCGTCGGCCTGAGCGAAGAAGAAAAGATCGAACATGCACTGGCGCTGAATCTTGTGCGCCGGCACCTTTCGCGCGAGCAGCGGCGTGAACTGGTGCTGAAATTGAGGCAGAAAGGCTGGAGCACAACACGGATTGCGGAAATACTTGGTGTTGGCGAAACGACTATACGCCGAGACCTTTCAGGTTCGCCAAATGGCGAGCCTGAAAACACACCTAAATCCACTGGCGCCGACGGCAAGACCTATCCTGCACGTCAGCGCACTGAAGCCGAACGCCAGGCGCTGGCCGAACGCGCGCAGGCGCTTCGGAGCGAAGGCGCTACGTTTCCGGAGATCGCGTCGGCGCTCGGCGTAAGCGTCGGCACGGCGCACGATCTGGTCCGGCGGCCACGGCCGGCCGTCTTTGCGCGCAACGAGCGCGAGATGGAGCGCGTCCAGGAAGTGATCCAGCACGTCGAGCCGGAGGCGCTCGGCGGCGACCTACTGGACGCCAAGCGCGCCGTCAAGAAGGCCCGGGCCGTAGCGATCGAGCGCCAGCGTCAGGATATGGCCCGGGCCGCCGCCGAAGTGCCGCCGTCAGACCGCTGGCAGCTCTGGCAAGCCGACATCCGAACCTGGCAGGCACCGCGCCAGTACGACTTCATCATCACCGATCCGCCATATCCGCGCGAGTATCTGCCGCTCTACGAGACGCTCGCCGAGCGCGCCGCCGAATGGCTTGCGCCGGGCGGCCTGCTCGTGGTGATGGTCGGCCTTTCCTACCTGGACGAGATCATCACCATGATGACGCGCCAGCTGGACTACTACTGGACGGCCTGCTACCTGCTTCCAGAGCAGCCGACGCCGCTTCGCCGCCGCGCCGTGAACACGAGCTGGAAGCCGCTCTTAATGTTTGCGCGCAAGGGCGGCGAGTACCACGGTAAAATCTTCGGCGACGTCTTTACCAGTCCAAAGCCAGCGAAGGACCACCACGACTGGGAGCAGTCTGCCGAAGGCATGCTGGCGATCGTGCGCCAGCTCTGCCTGCCCGGGCAATGGATTCTCGACCCTTTTGTAGGAAGCGGCACGACAGGCGTGGCGGCGCTACGCCACGGTTGCTTCTTCCACGGCATTGACACAGACGAAGGCGCGCTTGCTATCGCGCGCAGGAGGCTTTATGACGCGGCGAAGGCGTGATAACCATTCCACCGAGTTTGGTCTGTGGCTGCGAGAGCAGCGCGAGATCGACAGCAGCCTCGGCTATATGGCGACCAACCTGGATTACATATGGTTTTGCTCGCGAACCGGCGAATGGCTCATGATCGAAGAAAAGCGCCACGGAAGTCGGCCGCGCCGATTCCAGATGGGACTTTTTCAGCGGCTCGACCAGCTTGCGCAGCACGATCCTTTCTATCGCGGCTTCTACATTGTGACCTTCGAGCATAAGTCTCCAGAGGACGGCCGCATCTGGATTAACGGCATGCCGGCCAGCCGCTCCGACCTGATCGCGCTGCTACAGTTTGACGAAAAAGCGATCAGACGCTTTCGTACTTCCTGGTGCGGACCGGCCAAAGCGCCGCGCCCGAGGCCACAAAGGGAACTGGACGCCGAACCTGAAAAAACACAAACGGCCGAGCAGCTATGATTGACTACGACCCCGGCTGGACAACATGCATAGGGTGCAATACCAGCCTGTACGAGCATGAGCTTTGTCCTGAGTGCGGCTATTGCGGCCGCTGCTGCGAGTGCGACCTGGTGCTGACGCGCCTGCTGCGTGATCTGGAGGCGCTCGCGCAGACGCTTCGAGAGGAGGCCATGGCGCAGGTGCCTGAGGAATACAGGTCGCGCGGCCTTGAAACCAAGTACCTGAAGCAGGACGTGGAGGCGGCCGGTCTTTACGAGGCCGCCTGCCGGCTGCAGGAAGTAATCAACCGATACAAGATCAACCGATACAAGCCGGAGGGATCATGAGCACGCTTTACGAACTTACCGAGGAGCTCCTCGCACTGGAGGCCGAATTTGAAGAGCGTGGCGGCGACGTCACAGACGAGGAGCTGGACGCTTACCTGAAGCTGCAGGAAAACCTGGCCGACAAGCTCGACCGCACGGCCGCCTTCGTGCGCGAGCTGGAGGCGCGAGCGCGCGCGCGGCGCGAGGAAGCCAACCGCCTACTTGAGCTGGCGCGCCTGGATGAGGCACTGGTCGCGCGCCTGAAAGACCGCATGATGGCCGCCATGCAGGCGCTCGGACGCGATCGTGTGGACACGCCGCGCTTCCGGCTTACAATCCGGACGGCCGGCGGCAAACCACCGGTGGTCCTCCGCGTAGATCGACCCGAAGACCTGCCGCCGCGCTTTCAGCGCATCGTCGTAGCCGCCGATCTGGAGGCGCTCCGGCAGGCGCTTGCGGAAGGCGACCCGGCGGCCGAAGCTGTGGCCTGCCTGGGCGAGCGGAAACAGTATCTGTCCATCAAATAACGCGACGAGCTACATCGGCGATTGCAGACCTGGCAAGTGCTTTTGTCCTTGAAGGCGATGAAACAGCTTCTTGATCGTCTGCGCGAATGGATGCCGCGGCCGCCTCGCATTATAGCGCCATTCACGTACGCGGGCGGCAAAGGACGTCTGGCGCGCCACCTGGTCCGCATGTTTCCGCGCGGCGACTTCCGCGTGTACGTCGAGCCTTTCTGCGGCGCGGCCTCGGTCTTCTGGCACATCCGCCGCCCCTTTCCGATTGAAATCCTCAACGACCTGGACCAGAGCATCATCACGCTTTTCCGCGTCCTCCAGGACCAGGCGAAAATGGAGCGGCTTTTACACCGCCTTACCTTCACACCTTACGCGCGCGCCGAGTACGAGCGCGCCTGGGAACTCGTCTGGGGCGAGGCGGAGCCGGAAGACGACGTGGAGGCCGCATGGGCCTTCTTCGTGGCGCTAAACCAGACCTGGGGCGGCATTGCCAATCCACACAAAGGCGATTGGGGATATGTTTACCGCGTTCACAATGGCATGCCTGACGCTTGCTCCTCGTGGCTTGGCCGCATTAAGTCCATCGAATACTTCCACCGCCGACTCATGCGCGTGCAGCTCGAATGCGACGACGCGCTGTGCGTAATCCAACGCCATGATTCGGAACAGACCTTCTTCTATCTCGATCCTCCATACGTGCCGGAAGCGCGCAAGATGACGCTCGCCTATCGCCACGACCAGGACGAAAGCTTTCACGAACAGCTCGTTGACCTGCTGCTGCAGGTCAAGGGCGCCGTGATGCTTTCGGGCTATCCGAATCCTATCTACCGCCGACTCGAAGAGGCCGGCTGGAAAACCGTGGATTTTCACGTAGTGCTGAACGCAACGGTGCGCGGCAGAAACAGCGGCCTTAAAGGCGAGGGTGCTGTCAAAAGCAATCCACGCACGCACCGCGTCGAGCGCGTCTGGCCCAACTATAGCATTCAAGAGCAGCTAACGCTTTTTGAGTATGCCGCCTGTGAAGACCAAGACGCTCAAGCGCATGATTGACATGTACCTGCGCGGCGTGCCGGTCACGGAGATCGCGCGGCGCTGCGGCCATGCGGTCTCGACCGTACACCGCCATCTTAGCGAGGCCGGCGTAACGCGCTCGCGAAGCGAGGCCGCGCGCCTTGCGCACAGCCGACGCATTCCGCGCGATCGCATTCTGGCACTCTACCAGATGGGGCTGGCCGGCACGGCCGTGGCGCAGGTGCTCGGTATCAGCGAAAACACGGTCTATCGCGTGCTGCGCCAGGAAGGCGTCTCGCGTCCGCCGCGCCTAAGCGCGCCTCGACAGCACGAGATCAGGCGGCGCATCATGGAAGCTGGTCGCCTGAAGGCCGAAGGCATGACCTACGAGGAGATCACGCGTACGCTCGGCATCTCACGCGCAACCGCCGTGCGCTACGTCTCTATGTACCGCAAAATGCTGCGTCCGTCATGACCTGTCCGAAATGCCACAGCGACGAGATCGCCACCTACCGCACGCGGCGCGAGGGCGACGTGGTGCGCCGCGAACGGTTCTGTAAGCGGTGCCACCTGCATTTTTTGACCATCGAGCGCGCCGAGGCCGTGCTGCTTTACCGTCCGCGCGACCGCAGCGTCGAGGCCGTGCCGATCGAGGAATTCCGTCGCCTGCTCCGCGCAGGTTAAACGAAACTTAATGGATATGCCGAGCGCCAGCCAACTGCGACGCGACCTGAGCCGCCTGTTGCGACAGGCCGCCGTCGAGCGCCTGCCGCCGGAGGCCGTGCGCGACCAGGTCGCCAGCTTGATCGCCAGCGCTGAGCTGGACGAGGACCTGGCGCGCGAGCTGGAACGCGAGGCCATGCAGCGCTACGCATGGCTGCGCGAGCGCTCGGCACCACGCCAGGCGCTCGAGGCCGCCTTCCGCATCCTGCAGGAAGCCGGCCGCCAGTACGCGCGCGCGCGCGGTCGCATCCAGCAGCGCGTGGCCGAAGCCGTCGAGCGCGAAATGCAACGCGGCGGATCGCGCACCGAGATTGAGGCGGCGATCCGCCCGCTGCTCCGGCGCCTGGAGCACTATCGATTCACCATCGCGAACACGGCCATGGCCGCACTCGACCGGATCGATTTCTTTGAAAAGGCCAGGTCCGCTGGCGTTCAGCGCTTCCGCTACGTCGGACCGCCGCCGATTCGCGACTTTTGCAAGCAGCACTGGCGCAAAACGTACACCTACGATCAGATCCAGCAGCTCGACAACGGCCAGGGCTTGCCGGTCTGGATCTATGGCGGCGGCTGGAACTGCCGGCACCGCTGGGTGGCCGCCGACGACTTGGTGGCGCAGGCCGAGGCGTCCGGCGACCTGGTAGCCGACCTGGTCGCCATCGCGCGCGACTACGACAGGAAATTGCAAGACCTCAAACAGCGCTTTGATCTGTACGCAGCGCGCAGCCAGGCCATATCCGATGCATACGAGCGCGAAACCGATAACGAGCGCCGGCGCAAGCTGTTGCGCCTCGCGCAAAAACTTGACGGCCAGGCCGCGCTGATTCAAAGCCGGCTGTCCGTGCTGCGTACCGAAGCAAAGCGCGCCATCCACGATGCTGCGCTGCTTCGTGAAAGAAAGTCGCTTCGCCTGAACTACCGTGCGGAAGGTCTGTCCGCTGACGAGCGCAACGCGATCCTCTGGCTCGAGCGTCTCGTCGGGCGCGATATGCCAGCTGAGGTCGTGATTGAAAGTGAGCGAGTCGGTCGCGCACACTACGTGTTTGAGCAGCACATCATACGACTTAGTTACTCGAGAGAAGGTCGTACGCTGGTACACGAATTCGGCCATGCGCTTGACGATCTTTTTCCCGAAATCCATGAGGCCAGCCTGCGCTGGATACTCGAGCGCGCGGCCGGCGAAAAGCCAAGCGCCTTCCGCGACCTGTGGGCCGCAAAGGTTGCAGCCGGACGCCTGCCAGCCGATCCACATGCCGCCGTAAAAGACCGGCTTCCAGACGACTGGGAGTATGTCGGCAAACTCTATGGCGATGCGGCAGGACGCTACAACGGCACAGAAGTGACGTCTATGGGACTTGAGCATTTTTTTGCCGACCCGATTGGACTCTGGCGCTCTTTTCCTGATCTTTTTGAACACGTGATTACCATCATCCAGATGCTGCGATGAAAATAGTAGTAAAAGCCGGCACCGTCGCTGAGATTGAAATCCGTGACTGGCGCGTCGTGCGCGCCGAGGGCGACCTGGCCAGACCTTACAGGCGGCTGGCCGAAATACTGCTGGACGAGGCGAAGCATCTTCCGGAGATGCGCCGCCGCGTTGTGCTGATGAGCCAGCTCGGGCGCCTGGGCCTCGAGATCGTCGAAGAAGAATGGCCACCTTTCGGTGAAGCACCACCAGGTACGATACCATGAGCGATCAGAAGCGATACGACTTCTGGGAGTCCTGGTGCCGGATCTTCGGGCCGCCGGCCGTCGACTTTCCGGGCCACACGGAGGTCGCGCCAGCTGGCATTCCGTCCGTCGGCGATGTGATAGACGTCGGCGGCCAGAGCGCGCGCGTAATTGAGGTCTTCCGCACCGCAGGCACGACAGAGGCAGATGGCGGCGCCTTCCCTTTTGGCTGGCGGCTTCGTGCCATGACCGATGCAGGCAAAGTACTGATCTGCAAGCCGCTGCCATGAGCGGACGCGCATCGCAACGCCTCGGCCGCGCGGGCGAGGAGGCCGTTCGGCTTGCGCTCCAGGCTGCAGGCTACCGCATGATCGAGCGCGTGGCCACGCCGTGGACCGTGACCTTCCAGGGCGGACGGCCGAAGGCTGCCTTTCCGACGTCGAAGGTCTCTGGCGACTTCCGCGCCATCGAGCCAGGCACGGGCCGTAGCGTCCTGGTCGAAGTGAAATACCGGAGCGGCCGGCTGCGCTGGTCGGACCTTCGGCCGCACCAGCGCCAGGCCCTGGACGAGCACCACCGCCTGGGCGGCATTTCCATCCTGGCCTGGGTCACGGACTGGGACGTGCGGCTGCTGCGCTGGCCGGTCGAAGGCTTCGGCCCGGGCTGGAGCCTGACGGACAAAGATTTATGACGAAAGTGTTAAAGTGTGCGATAGGTATTGAATTCTAATCAGAACTGTCCGATATTACCATCAGAACGAAAAACAAAACGCCAAAACAGCGGAGGGCATCATGCAAATTGCACTTGCACAAGCAGCCGAAGAAAAACTCCGCCCGCTGGCCCGGCGGCAGCATGTCCGCCGGGAGCGCGGCCAGCGGACGGTAAAACACAAAATTCCGGCATATCTGCCGGAGCGCGTGCTGGAGGCGCTCCGGCCGAATGTAAGCGCGGCCATCGACGAGATCATGGAGGCGCTGCCGCGCCAGTACTGGATGCGCGGGCGCGTGGACTGGAGCCGGCACGCGCACGTCTTCGGCCGGCCGCGCAAGACCACGCTCACACTTAGCCGGCGTTACCGGCCCGGCGACGTGAGCCGGGCGGTGGCCGGCTACCTGAAAGCGTTGATGGAATCCTACAACCTTCAACAAATAAACCGCGGAGGGTGACATGAACAAGTGCATCATGTGTGGCGGCAAAATCCAGGATGCCGCCATCATTGAGGCTCGCTACGGCACCACACCGAAGGTGTGCGAGCCGTGCCGTGCGAAGGCGCGGCCGCACCGGGAGCCGAAGATTCCAGCCTGGCACCGCCTGATTGACCAGGCGGTTTGCCGCGCCCAGTGGAGCTATATCACGCTCCACGGGCCGAACGAAGGTCCTGACGGTCGCCAGTACTGGCGCGGCAAGATTGGAGGCCGCATGTACGGACCGTGGGGCGGCGCCAGCCACGGCGGCGGCTACGTGGTGATCAGCTACGTGCCGCCCGGCTCGGCCGAACCGGTCCTGGCGCGGCTCATGGAGAAGCAGTCGGCCGAAACCGGCGAGCGGTGGAAGTACGTCGTACTCGAGCCGGCAGCGCCGGAAGTCGTGCCGGAGGGCGAAGAGCTTCCGGTGCTGGCTGTCCATTTCGGCCGGACCTATAAGACCACACTTAAGGGGTTCGGCCGCCAGTTTGATCTAACCCATACGGTGCCGGGCACAGTTCTGAAGGCCTGGCTGAGCGGCTGGAGCTCCTCGCGCTCCGGGCGCTTCGGCAATGAATGGAGCCTGATAATCTACGTGCCGGCCGAGGAAGAAATTCGCGTCGAAGGTGAGCCGGCCGACTGAAAAAAAGCAGCGGCGGTCGCCAGGGGAGAGCTTCTGGCGACCGCCGCTGCAACGGCCATGGGAAGCAGCTCTAAAATAAGCGCCGCATCTGATAAAGTCAAGTCCTACCGCACTTCAATGGCGCGCACAATCGCGCGCTCCAGCTCTTCCAGCTCGCGCGGCGTAAGGCCAAGGAAACGGCGCCGCACGCGCGAGCGGCCGGCTCCGGTCACTTCGTGCCAGTAGGCGCGCTCGGCCGCTTCAGGCTGGCGAAAGCCGATCGTGATCACGCCGCCGTGCTCGGACGTCTCGACGTCAAGCACGGTCAGGCTACGCATCATGGTGCCGGTCAGCGTGAGGTTGACCTGACCGCCCTGGCCCGGGAAGCGCGCCTCCTTGTAGGCGCGGTAGCCGCCCTGGATCGTCACCCAGAGCGAGCCTGTGCGCCTATTGCGCCAGTAGCGGAGCTGGCCTTGCGCTTTCAGCCGTCGCGCGGTCGTCCGGCTTCCTGGCGACCAGAGTGCACCGGCCGGCATCGAAAGCGGCCGCGTCGAGTACGGCGGAAACGGCCGGCCTTCCACGTCCAGGCCTTCCTGTGTTCGCTCGACAATGCGCGCGACGGCCCACTCGCCGATGCGCCGCAATGCGCCTGCGTCAAAGACGATCTCCATCAGAAGCCTCGCTGCCGTTCGATGATGTCCGGAACGCCTTCAGGTCGCGTGAAGCCAAGCCTGCCATAGACTTCGTCCGCCAACAGCGGCACGCCGGCGTCCAGCACTTCGCCGATCACGCGCGCCTCGCGCTCGCGCGCGCCTTCCTCGATCTCCGACCAGTCCCAGGCAAACCGCCATGGCACTTCGCCCTGACGGCTCACGTTGCGCCGGTAGTCCAGGTCGACCACTTGCTGCATCAGGCGCTCGGCGCGAATCATGTCGCTGTAGTGGATGTCCGAGCGGATCATGTTAAGCACCTGAAGCGCCGCGCGACTTCCGCCGCGGTCTGGAAGCTCCGCCGTGTTGGCCTGTCCGAGAATGGCGATCGCAATGTCGGCGTCCAGCTTGTCCAGCAGCCGCTCGAAGTTAAGACCGGCCGACTCCTGCACTAAGCGGTGAAAATTGAACGTGATGGCCTCGGACGTGAGCAGGTAGTTATGGCGCACGGCTTCGCGAAGCGCACGCTCGGCCGCCGTGCGCTCCTCGTCCAGCGCGCCTTCTCGGTAGATGCCCTGAATGATGCCCTTGAGCTTGCGCGAAAAGTTTGCCCATTCCAGCAGCATGTCGCGACGCAACACTTCGTAGATCAGCACGCGCCGGAGCGCGCCGCCGGCTCGGCGGCGGCCGTCCGTGGCCACCAGCCAGCCCTCCTCCGGCGCAAGCTTACGGCGCGCCGCAATGCCGCCGGAGGCATCTTCTTCTATGAGAAAGACCTGGCCGTCGGCCTTCTCGAGCAAATGCGGATCAGGACGCTCGGCTACGCGCCAGCGCCAGGCGCGGCATTCCTCGCAGTACCACGGCTCAAGCCGGAGCGCCGCTGCGCCGTAGAGCGCCGCATCGACGGCCAACGAGGCCACGTCCGACAGCACTTCGGCGATGCGCATTTTCGCGCGCTCGGCTTCTTCGCCTTCTGCGCCTTCCAGTATAAAGTCGAAGACTTCCACGGCCACGCGGCGCGTCAGAATGTGGCCGGAAAGGCGCGGATCCACGTCCTCGAGCTGATCTTCCAGCGCCAGAAGATAGCGCTGGTCGCGCACCGAATCGTCTTCGAGGTCGGCCATCTGCAGGTACTGCAGGACTTCTTCCATCGTCGGAAGAAGGCGGCCGCTTGAAAGCATGAGCTGCGTGATCTTCATAGCGCGTACACGTCTTTCACGGTGGTGATCGGATTATCCGGTATCGGTCTTGCAATACGCCTTGTGCCTATCAACTCCAGCGCACAGATTAGCGCGTCTGGTGCGTCGTCTTTGCGGCCGGCCTTCTTACCTTCGAAGGCCCAGAGCTGCTCAAGAAAGCGCGCGCCTTCGCCCGAGCGCTCGAAGGCCGGCGGAAAGAACAGACGGCCGGCGCTCATCACGATCTGCAGCGATTTTGCCAGCGCATCGACGCGATAGCGGCAGTACTCAATCACCGGCGGCGCAATGCCGCGCGTGCGGCAGAAGGCGCGCACGTGCTCGGTCCAGTGCGACTCCTGGCTCACATGGCCATCGAAACCGATGGCCAGCACGCGCCGGTCGCGCATGCGCAGCACGGCCTCCAGCAAGGCGTCCGCGCGGTCGAAACTCCGACAGACCGCGTCCGCAACGAAGTAGGCGTCGGCGGACGGACTGTACAGGAGCTTGACCACGGCCGTGGTGTCGCCTTGACCTTTGAGCGCAAGGTTCGGATCGCAATAGATCACGCCGCGCGCGTCCTCCGGTATCTCGCGCCACTCCTGGTACCACTCACGCCGGAAAAGAAGACCTTCGGCCGGACGTCCCCAGAGGCCAAGGCAGTACACTTCGTACAGCCGCAGGTCGCGCTCGCGCAGGCTTTCCAGAACGGAACGGTAGCCGTCGTCCAGAAAGGCGTTGTCACGATAGGTCGCGTGGATTACGTGCACGTCCGGCCGCTCTGTAAAAGCCTTCAGCCAGTGATCTCTTGATACTGGGTTAAAGGTCAGGATGAGCTGGTGGTAGCCGTCCGGACTTTCGCCGCGCAGGCGGAGGTCGAGCTGCTCCAGGTCTTCGCGCGCCAGCTCGGTCGCTTCCTCGATCCAGATGCCGCTGATGCGGTGGATCGACTTGATGCGTTCCTTTTCGCCGGCTTCGCCGTAAAGGCCGGCGGAGAGGATTTCGCTGCCGGTCGGCAGCCTGATTTCCAGACTCGTGCGGTTCGTCTCAAACGGAATGCCGAGGTCGCTTAGCACGTCCTGCAGGAGCTGGTACTGGCTGTGGCGGATCGTTCGATGCACGCGGCGCACGCAAAGCAGGCGAATGCCCGGCGTCCGCAGCGCGCGCAGCACGAAAAGCTGCGCGGCCGCGTGCGACTTGCCGGCGCCAGCGCCGCCGTAGAGCACCAGGTACCGGCCGCGATACTCGAGCGCCTCCGAGAAGCGCTCGTTCATTTTAAGCTTCGCCTTCACGGTCCTCAGGCCGGACGATCTCAATCTGGATGGCGCTCGGGAAGCGGTGCTCCAGCTCAATGTTCGTGCGTTCGCTCCAGCCGTATGGCGCGCCGAGCTGGCTGCGCAAGATCATCCGCGCGGCCTCAAGGTCGCCTTCGCGGATGCGCTCGAAGACCACCTGCTCGGCCATCAGCACGGCCTGCTGGCGCACTTCCTCCAGGTAGCGCTTGAGCGATTTATTGCGCGCCAGGTGGTAGTAGATCGTGTCGGCGCGCACGCCAAGCCGCCGCGCGGCCTGTCGCACGATACCGCCGCACTCGAAAAGCGCGCGCTTGATGTCCGCCGTCTTGATGCCTTTTGCGCGAGCCATTTTACCACACTTCCATTTCCAGTACTACGACCGCCAGGTTGCCGCTCACGAAGTCCACGCGGAGCGGCGGCGTGCCATCTGGCGGAATTATCGCCAGGTGCTGATTCCGAAGTACTTCGTAGGCCTTGACCGCACGATCCCAGGCCGTAGTGATGGCCTTCGCCTGGTCCGCGTCCGCCTCGACAGAAAAGACGATCAGGCGATAGCGCAGGTCCAGGATGTCGCCGCCGGCCGAGGCGACCGAGGCCTCTGGCTCTACATAGACAAGCAGGTAAGGCGGCGAGGCCGACGGTTTGCGGCCGAACTCGCCGCGTCGGATCGCCGACGCGTCAAGGCCAAGTGTGGACGCGCTGGACTGGAGCGCATCCACGATAGCCTGCCATTTGCTTTCGTATTCGCCTACCATTCGTAGAGTCCTTCCATTTCTCCAAACAGCGGATCGCCATAGGTGCCGGTCGTGGCCCGGGCGCCTTCTTCTTCGATCAGGCGCATGGCCATCTCGCGCCGCCGCCGCGCGTCCTCCAGCAGCTCGGGCTGTACCGGCTGCGCGCGCGCGATCAGCGTGTAGTAGATCAGCCACGTGGCCGCCAGTTTGGCCCAGGCCGGAGCCGCCGCCGGATCGGACGGCACGACTAAGCGGCCGCGCGTGGCGATCAGGTGTTCGGCCTCCTGGTAGGCCAGCGACCAGGCCGCCGGATCGGACACGACCTGTCCGGCCTCGCCGAGTAGCGATTCGAACTCGCTTTGCGTCAGGATCGGCATCTCTGGCTTTTTTGAGGCTGATACAGCCGGCGTAGGCTCCGGTTTTCTCTATACACCGGCGCCGGTGTATGCAACGAACCGTTGCATGCGCTGCGGCATGTGCGCACAAAAACGGTGTGCTTATGTCGCTTGTAGAGAAACTCAAGTCGCTGTTTACCGGCAAGCTGCCGGACGAAGAGCTGGAAAAGGCCCTCCGCGAGCTGGAGGCTGAGATGGGGCAGGCGCCGTCCGCACCGCCCTCCGCCGGACAGGCGCCTGTCCCTTCGCCTTCGGCTCCTTCGCATAGCACGCACGGCGCCGATCCGGCGATGGCGCAGCAGCTCGAGGCGATACGTCGGCAGATGGAGGCGCTGCAGCAGGCGCTGCTGGAAGAGAAGAAGGCGCGCGAAGAGGCCGTCCGCGCGCTCGAGGAGCAGCGCAAGAAGGAGCGGCAGCGCCAGATCGAGGAGCTGGTCCAGGCGGCCATTAAGGAAGGCAAGATCGAACCGGCGAAGGCGGACGCCTGGAAGCAGCGCCTGGAGGCCAACTTCGAGCTGACGCGGCAGATTCTGGAGGACCTGCCGCCTGCGGCGAAGGCGGAGCCAAAGTCTGGCGAGCCTTCAGATCAGCAGCCGGGCGCGCCGACCGGCCTTACGCCGGACGCTGTGCAGCGCGCTATGGAGCAGGCGCGCGCATACCTGAAAAGCAAGATTCAGGCTCAGGCATAAACCACCAACAAACGCTAAACGAAGATGGCTCTGATTACGCAAATCTCGCGTGCGGTCGGCGCTCCGGGCGACGCCGCACTCCGCCAGGTGGCGCTGGCCGAGTTCACGGCCAACTTTCCGCTGGCGCAGTACGCCGAGTTCTACAGCTTCACCGGCAACTCGGACGAGCTGCGCGCTGACAGCGGCGACGTCCAGGCAGGCGAGACGCGCACGACCGCCACGAGCTACACCGCGCAGGAGACGCCGCCCATTTTTAAGCAGGTGTCGCTGAAGATTTACGGCGATATCGTCCAGACCGACAAAGCATGGGAGCGGCGCGGCCAGGACCTGGACAGTCAGATTCTCTACGACCTACGCAAATTCGCACAGGGCCTCGGCCGGTACTTCATGGATGCGCTCGTCAACCACGACAGCGGCCTTGACAGCACGCAGATCAACGGCTGGAAGGCGCTGATCGCGGCCGGCGACGGTGAGGAGGTGCAGTGGGACACGAACGGCACCGTACTGGACAGCTCCTCGCTTCCGGCCTTCCTGGAGCTCTTCGAGGAGGAGGTTCAGAAGATTCCCGGCGGGCCGACTGTCCTGGTGGCCAACTCGAAGCTGATCGCGCGGCTGGCAAACCTGGCGCGCGACTTCGTGCGCGTCGAAAACGTCCAGGACGTCTTCGGTCGCAACCAGCGGCTCATGACCTTCTACGGCATTCCGCTGGTCAACGCCGGCTACAAGAACGACGGCACCACCTACGTGATTCCGAACACCGAGACGGTCGGGACTTCGACCGACTGCACCAGCCTCTATATGGTCCGCTTCGGCGAGCGCTCGGATGTGACGATCGCCACTTCGACCGGCCTGGACGTGCAGGCGCTCGGCTTCAGCGGTCCTAAATTCCAGACGCTGGTCGAGTTCGACGTGGCACAGGTGTCGCTCAATCCGAAGTCGCTGCGGCGCATCAGCGGCATCCGGTTCTAATGTAAGCCATGAGCAAGAAGGGCCATGAGTAAGAAGAAAAAGGTCTATCGCATTTACAGCGATCCGGCCTTCAGCGGCGTCCGATATGGCGTGACCTTCGCGAAAGGCCGGGCGGAGACGGACGACATGCGGACGGCGCAGCGTCTGGTTGAGCTCGGCTACCGCGTCGAGCAGGCGTACGCGGAAGACGAAGGAGAAAAGGCCGATGCCGGGTGATCACCGTCAAAAAATGCAGAGCTGCGTCCGGCAGGTGCAGGCGCAAGGGCGCACGCAGGAGAGCGCGCGGCGCATTTGCGGCGCGGTGCTCTTTGGCAAGCGCCGGCGCAGCGGAAGCCGGCGCAGCGGAAGCCGCAGGCGCTGATGGATCGCTACAAGACCAAACAACTGATCAAGCGCCACGAAGGATTGCGGCTCAAGCCGTATCGCGACATGGTCGGCAAGCTCACGATCGGCTACGGCCGCAACTTAGAAGATGTCGGCATCAGCCTGGAAGAAGCCGAGCTGATGCTGGAAAACGACCTGGACCGGGCGGTCCGGTCCGCAAAAGAGGTGATTCCTGGCTTTGAGGAGCTTGACGAAGTGCGGCAGGCGGTCTTGGTAGACATGGCCTTCAACCTTGGACGCGCGGGGCTTGCCAGCTTTCAAAAGATGCGAGCGGCGCTGGCCCTTGGCGACTTCGAGCGTGCGGCTGCGGAAATGCTCGACAGTCTGTGGGCGCGGCAGGTAGGACGACGCGCACGGGAGCTGGCGGAAATGATGCAGACGGGACAATGGCCGAGTTAGCTTTCAACGGGATCGCGTTAGATGCGGAAGAAATGCAGGATTTACGCGAAGTGCTGGCGCGTATCGAAGGGGAGCTTTCGGTGCAGCGCCAGCTGCTGACGGAAGTGCGTGACTGGATGATGACTTACCGCCGCCCGGTTTCGG